TGAGTGTAGGGCGAACCGGAGCAGAAAACTTGTTGATAGGGCATTATGACAACATATCTCATCACAAGTACGACGACCGACACATCTTGGAGAAATACGATCCATCACAATGGGTCGGAGTTGGATTTGGATTTGACAGCAATTTGGTTTCCGCTTTGCTGGACAGAAGCACATACTACAGAACGTGCATCGTGGGTGGCAGCGTGCGTGTGGCGATCAAATTCGAAGAAGTAAGGTTGGGCAGCATTGTAAAACATTGGGTAACGAGCATGATGGCAGAATGTGTTAGGGTTGGCAACGAGATACGAATGAGCAAGACCGAGTGGCTCAGAGTCAAGCCCAAAGTGTGCGTGGCCATAGAGAAGTGCATGCAAGTGGACGGACAAATTGTAACTTGTAAGAAGATTAAAGATTGTGATTTCCATTGCTCCAGCATAGAAGAATTCAGTAGTGTGGTCGGTATGGAGGTGACAGACAACTCAATGAAGCTATTAGAACAATTGTTCCCTGCCACCGTGCAATGGAGGTCAGTAAAATCCGTCATTGACGTGCCAGATGTGAACAGACACATTACAAACAGTGTGGTCAGATTGGGGCATAATAGGTTCTATTTGAGCGATTCGTTGTCCACTATCACCATTATGAAAACAATGAAAGGTGGAAGCTGGGTTGACGTAACGGAAACCACAACATACAATGAAGATGATCGTTGGTGGGGAACCGCAACAGGTGTGGTGGATAAAGAATCCCAAGTCAGGGCTATTTTGGGTAACTTGGTGGTTGAACCATTGTCTGACGCAGAAGTGCACACATTAACGCACCCTGTGCAATGTGGGACAGATGTGGAACGGGCCCTAATTAGTTGGGCAGACGAAATTGATTGGGATAACAATTATGTGCCCGGAAATGTTTACACAGGTGTGACTCCATCCGAAGTGATAGATTTGTGGACTATTCATGACATGAGCGGCTATATCACCAAATACGCCCCTACATCTGAGATGTCCATAGTGTGCAAAACTGTGGTGGCTAAGTTGATGACCACTACTAAAGTGACACTGAGTCAATACCCCGAGCATGCCAGGCCTGTCTTCACAAAGAAAGAGAATCAGGAGTTCAATGCCATATCAGGTAGATTGGGCAAGGAGGTAGTGTATCGAACAGAGAAGTTGGACCCAATTCAAGAAGCCAACCACATTGCCAACACATTCTTCAGACCAGATTGGAAACAATTGAGCCTGGGGTTTAGGACGAATCAAGTCACCTACTCTACAGAAGACACAATTCAATGGTTGAAAACTAGACCCGATGCCTGCAAGATCACACAAGAGCTGATACAGATATTGCAAGAAGGATTGGTTACACACCCAATGAACAAAATGAAGGTGCATCTCAAATTGGAGTCACTACTCAAAGATGAGCCAGTCACAGACCACAGGCAGACAAAAGCAAGGATTTTAGTGTGGCAAATGAAAGGACTATGCGCAATCTTTTCGCCTGTTTTCAAAGAGGCTAAGCAGCGACTTAAATCCGTATTGGGCGTTAAAACTCTGTACGCGGATGGCCTACGGCCAGATCAATTGGCTAGCAGAGTGGCACAAGTCCCTACAACCAGCTATTTGATTGAAAATGACATGCAACAGCAGGACAGACAAACGGATGAGACTTTGCTGAATATAGAAATGCAATTGTACTTGATCCTAGGTGTAGACCAGGCTTTGGTTGGTCTGTGGCGCTCTTGTCATGACAACTGGTATTTTAGGGGCAAATCATGTTCTGGTTACAAACATGCCATGCGATTAACTGGTCAAGCTACAACAGCGCTAGGAAACGCCATCACCAATTTGGCAGTGCATTGGAGGATTTGTCAAAGCTTAGGACGAGATTGGAAGTGGTTTTGTGTGTTGGGAGATGACGGAATATTGATGAGCGACAGAAAATTGGATGCAGAGGACCTAAAGACCTATGGGA